GACGGCAGAGTGCACGGTCACATAAACCAAATTCGATCTGACGACGGCGGGACAGTTAGTGGACGCGTTTCTATGAACAACCCGAACCTCCAGCAAATACCGGCCCGGGACCCGGAGTTAGGGCCTATGATACGAAGCTTGTTTTTACCCGAAGAAGGAGAGCAGTGGGCATCTATTGATTTCTCGCAGCAAGAACCACGGATCGCGGTGCATTATGCACACATTTACGGAGAAAGCACCAACACGCAGCTTTCGGGCGTTAAAGAGATGGTGGACGCATATACAAACAACCCGGACACTGACTTTCATACGATGGTGGCTGAGATGACCGGGCTAGGCCGAAAAGCAGCCAAATCCGTTGGCCTGGGCATTATTTATGGTATGGGCGTTAACAAACTTGCCGGGGAACTTGACGTGGGTGTAGACGAAGCCAAAGAAATACTAAACCAATTTAACGCGACGCTGCCTTTTCTAAAGCAACTCAACACCGGTGTTATGCGCAGATTAGAAGACCCACGCTCCAGTGGCTCAATACGTTCCTTACGTGGACGAAAGTGTCGGTTCAATTTATGGGAGCCAGCGGCTTTTGGGACAAACAAAGCAATGCCGTTAGATGAAGCGCGTCACGCCTATGGGGCCACCACGAACCTCAAACGTGCTATGACATATAAAGCACTAAACAGATTAATCCAGGCGTCCGCAGCAGATATGACAAAAGCTGCCTGGCTAAGTTGTTACGACGCCGGCCACCTACCTTTGATTCAAGTACACGACGAACTTGCCTTTAGTGTGCCTGATGTAAACCGGGCCCAAGAGATCAGAGACATTATGACCAATTCACTACCTCTTGTGATTCCTAATAAATGTGATATTGACATTGGTCCGAGTTGGGGGGAGACTGAGGAGATCTAATACGCCTGTGTTAGATTATACTGCTCGTAGGGCGCTTGGGTTAACTTGACGGTTTTTCTCCCCCAGGCGTCCACCTCATAACTGCCCCTACGTTTTGAATCTCACGTAGGGGTTTTTTCTTGCGCATTCCATACAATCCTATATAATCCGACAAGACAAAGGGGGCGTGTATGGACACAAGTAAGTGGAAGAGCGTTTTAGTTCCGCGAGATACCTATGATGAAATAGTTGCCGTGGCTTTTATTGAAGGCCGGACCATTAGTGGACAACTTCGTATGATGTTTCATTTTTGGAAAAGAGAACACCTTACAAAAAATGACCTTAAAGTTCTTGCTGATGTAATTGAAAAAAATAAGTGGGAACAAGAAAAGGCCTTACTCGAAGAAAAGAAGGCTGAAGTAGAAGAAGCCTTAAAAACCTGATTATATATCGTGGCCCAAGGCCCTTAATTCTTCCACATATTCTGTACATTTTTGCTTTGCATAATATACCTGGTTCATGGTCAACGGCCCACGGTCAACTTTTGACGCCTCATCAAGAGCGCGGTCAACCTGACGGCGGTGCCATTGCAGTATCCTCTCTTCAAAAGGTGGTAACTTAGGCATAGTTAAACTATGCCCAAGATTCGCGTAAACAGCAAACAAATTATTATAACTAAACCTATAATAACTTTTTCTTGCCAATATATCTTTTTTCGCAATTCATCAGCTTCTCTGTCAAAAGACCTGACGATGGCATTGATATATTCTGAATCATTGAAAAAAGTCATTCTACTGGCCTCAGAGATGGTTTAACGATGTCCCGGGACATAAAAGGCGTTCTTTTGCAGTACATCATTATTTCTTTGCCATAAGTATCGGCAAGAACGTCATAAAGATCGTCCAGCACCCCATTGCCCATATGGTCATAACAAGCTTGCTCACTTTCAAACAATACCGTCGTTGAAATGTTTTGTTCTGCCACAACATATTCAATCACTAAAAGAGTATAAAAAAGTTTAATCATCGGCTTTCTCCTTCTTTATTCGAGTATTTACCCCAAGGTTATAAACACATTCTTCTTTAAAAGACTGAACAGCCTTACGCATTTCTGAGTAATCTTTTTCTTTCATGCAGTCTTCTAAGCGATCTACAACATAGTGCATACAAACCCGGTCATCGACCCGCTGACTTCGTTCATGCTCTTCCTGTAGATTTTTAAAGTTTGCCTCAGTTAACAAAACTAAGTGACCATGTTTTAACTCAAAGTCTAACAAGGCATTCATCGTTTCATTTTTAACAACCTTCTTTTTTCTTGTCGCTGTATCGCGCATTGTATCACCCACACGAATGGCGTTGTCTTCTGGGACTTCCAAAACTTCATATATTCTCTGAAATACTGTTGGGCTCGGTTTTACTTTAAATGTTTCGATATGACTTAGATGACCTTGAGTGATATCCAATCTTCTTGCTAATTCACCTTGTGACATACCCCTGTAAAAGCGAAGATCTTTTACGGATGGTGTATCGTGGCCACTTAGCCATTTACCACCGTGAGCAAATTCACTGACTCTATTTCTTTCACCTTTAGAAATCGTCCCAGAACCTTTTAAAACCTGTTTAGCCATCTTGCTCATCCTCCGCTTGCAAGAAGTCAGCAAAGGTCTGACACATTTGCGTGATAACCGTAGCAAGTGCCATGTCTCTTTCTTCTTCCTCCGTTGTGAGCATAAGCATACCGCCCAATGCCCTCGCCAAACTGACCATTGCCATTTTACCGTCTGCTTCATTCTTCTTGAGATAATTTCCAATCACTTTAAAAGCCTTCTTGAAACTTTCATCTGCATCAAAGTCTTTTCGGATTACTGTTGTATATTTAGGCATCTTGCTCATCCTTCCCAAACCAATCCTCTTTCTTCACCTCAGTTACTTTGGACTCTGTTTTATCCGGGCTATCGTCCGCAGACATATTCCAATCGTCACCAAAGTATTTTTCTTCCCAATTTTCAGGCAAAGCATGTGCCTCGACATATTGAAAGTAAGTCTCAACGAGCTCTAATTTGTAATATTTAGCCATCATACTCTTCCTTTGTCACAACTACTGCTTTGTATTCGACGCTATCACAACCTTCTGAGTACCAATCTTGACCGTCGCTGTATTCTTTGTCCCAGGCTTCTTTTTTATTCTTGGCTTTTACCCATTGAGAGTACACTTCCTTTCGCTCCAACCGATAATATTTCTTTTCCGTGGGAAAATTCATTGCCTCTATTTCTTTTTTAATACGCTCCACAGTCTCATCACTACACCCTCGGGCAAAATCCTTCGCCATCTGCAAACATTGCTTGCTTCCAGCCTCAGTTTCAGCAGTAATTGCTAATATTAACGCATTCTTTAACGCCTGGGCCGGCGTTTTAATTGGATATTGTAAATTATCTAGCATATTTTTCTCCATTATTACTTGATTTAACATATATCTGATAATATCCTATACATGTCAACAAAAAATATTTGAGGCATATTATGAAAATAGAAGATTTATATTGTCCAGCGTGTGAAGGAGACGGTTTTTATTATGTCGATGACCCTAAACCACAAGGCTTTGACCGGGACGTTGGATACCTGGAAGCAAAAAAGCAAACATGTGAAGTTTGCAAAGGCACCGGGGTCAAAGAAAATAATTAAGTGGTAGTTAAACCGCGTTACGTGTTACTATGATTATGATGAAAAAAGAAAAAGACATACATCTTCCATACGATGCAATTGAAGCCGCAGATATTTATACAGAAGCGCTCCGTGAATGTATTGACCATGGCCTCGATCCAAGAGCCGTGTTTCCCGCCGCGCTGACCACGGTGCTTATCGCACTGTTTGAAAATTCTCACTCCGATAAAGACGCATTGTTTGTTGCCCACCAATGTATCGCAAACGCAATGGTGGTTAAAACTTTAGATAAGGCAGTAATCCATTGAAACTTAAATTTGTACCATTTGCCGAAGATGAAAGACTTATCGACGTGGCACAGTCCCGGAAAAAATTTGAACAAGAACTCGATGATCTCATTTGGGACCACGGCGTTAATGATCCGCGCCTGGCATATCTCGTACACGAAATTCAAATGCTTCGAGAGCTTGAAGAAAAAGGCAAAACAGTAGAACCAACTTTTTGAGGAAAAAATGATAAAACTTCAACACATTAAAAAAGATAGAGGCAAACCGGATTGGCGTTACATCATGCCAAATCGAGACCAGGTGGACATTCTGGTTGATCGAAGCGGTAAAAATTACAAGTATACCGTGACACTGCCAGCGCCCCATGGGACAATGGTTTTTGAAAAAATGGCCGCGCTGCGTAAATACCTATTCGAAAACTTCGAAACGTGATAGAGTATTGATATTGCTCTATACTGGCTCCGTGGATACCAATTCTCCTATAGTTGGCCCACGGAGCTTTTTGTTTCACGTGAAACATTTTTTCAACTTTAACTAACTATCTGTAAGTTATTGATTTTAAAGGATAAATAAAGTTAAGGGTGCGACAATCTGTCGCATGTAAATTTTCGTAATAAAATGCTAAACTATAAATAAGCCAAAAGGTGATTCGCTTTTTGGGAATACGCTATTTGACATCGTTAACTCTTCTTCGACTAGAGCCCAGGGCTCGATCATGTCATTTTGTTAATTATCAAAATTGGTAAGGAGAAAAACCAATGACTTTAAATTATAAAAAGTATATTCCTCAGTCCGAACTTCCAGAACATGAAGTCAAGCGGGTAGGGTACAAAGTAAGTTGGTATAGTTTTAAAAATGAAGAAGACGCCAAGAAAGCATCAGAAATTGCAAAAAATAATGCAGCGATTGATGCCTCTCATGGTTACGACTTCGGATACTTATGCCCAGGGACTATTGAGGAAGAAGAAGATGGCACTTTTACAGTGATCTTTCCATAAGGAAAAACAAGCATGCCCCGGGGGCCACGGTCCTCGGGGTTTTTATTTGCCTTATTATATATACGGCTCCAGAAAAAAAATTAATAAAAAACTTTTTCAAAACACCGTAACCAATGTAACCATGTAACTTTTCTATATTTATTATTATATACAACACCTTATCAGTTACATAAGTAGTTACACTACCAAAACCAAGATGTAACCTTAATCGAGAAATGTCGTTATGGGGGGTGGAAAGAAAAAAAATAAAAAAGTTTTTTTCTGGCTATATATATAGAAGGGTTTACAAACTCTGATAAATAGTTTTATCGTGCAGTTACGAATATTTATATAGGAGAAAAACCATGCCTAACCAGGATCGTTTTGTTGTCCCAGCAGAGGGCAAAAGTGTATCAACCAGGAAATATAGAAAGAAGTGGGAGCCCGAAGATAAACCTTTGAATCGCCGGGAAGAGCTTTTTGTGAAAGAGCTTGTTTCGAAAGACGGTCAAATTACTTTGAGAGAGGCCGCTGTTAATGCCGGATACCCGGTTAAAAGTGCTCACGTCCGGGCTTCGGAGCTAACTAATCCAAATGCTTGTCCTCATGTTGTTAAGGCGATTCGAAAGTATCGTAACGAATTAGATGAAAAATATGGTGTTATGTACAAACGCCATTTAAGAGATTTACAAATAATAAGAGACGCGGCAATGGAAAAGGGTGCTTTTTCGGCAGCCGTGCAAGCTGAGTATAGGCGAGGTCAGGCCCAGGGCGATATTTATGTGAATAAATCAGAAATACGTCATGGTACTATCGACAGTATGTCAAAAGAAGAGGTTCTGAAAGCGATCAAGGAGTTAAAGCAATTTGAACCAGTCACTATTGACGTTACACCTGAAACAACTGAAGACGAAACGAAACAAACGCGCCGGGCGAAGAAGCGAGGCCGGATTTTGGGGACAGTTGAAGAACCAATTGAAACAAAGCCCCAGGAAGTGGACGGCAACGAGAGTTGAAAGTTGGGCTAGTGCCGGCTTTCCTGATGTTTTTTTATGTGATGAATTTGGACACTTTCACACTTTAGAGCTTAAACACACTTTTACGGATAAAGTGGAGTTAAGTGCTCACCAGGTAAGCTTTCACGCCCAACATAGTCATTCGAGTAGTTGGATTTTGGTGAAGCGCGAATATGTAAACAAAAAAGGTTTATATCTTTTTTTGTATCATGCCAGCCAGGCCATAGATGTTAAATTAGAGGGGCTCAAAATTGATCCGGTATTTCAATCGGAAAATTGGGAAAATTGGGAAAACATTTTCGAATTTATAGCCCCAGGCAATGGTAATAAGAATGTTTTTTTTGATAGAATACATACTGAATAAATTTAATAAAAAACTTGATATAGACCAGGAATTAAAAAAATACCGGGACCGGCAAGAAAAATAAACGCTTGCATTTACTGTTTATCCTATGTTACGTAAATTTACGTCAAGTTAATTAGGAGTTAAACAAATGACAAAAAAACCAGTATTTGAACTTAACACAAGTTTTTTGAAAACAGCTTTATTATATGCGGCCGATAAAAAACAAGGCCGGTATTATTTGGAAAGCGTCGCAATATTTAAGCGCAACGATCATATTAGAATTGTCGCAACAAACGGCCACATTTTATTTTGTGCGTTGCAATCAATCGGCGTCGATCATGGTTATGACCAGGACTTTGACAAAGTGTTACCA